CAAGATTAACAGAACTTACAGAAATTATCAAAGATAACTTAGCAGGAGACATCTTAGAAGCCTCAAGACTAGCACGTTCAGTAGAAGTTAGTTCAGCGGCAACTCAACGAGAAGTTCGTAATGATGTATATGCTATAGAAAAAGAGATGAACGATAATTTCAAAGAGATGAACAAAGACATCCGTGAGATGAGAAAAGAGTTGGAAGAAAGAATTCTAACGATCTTAGAAAATCCTTTGAATGACGTTGAGTAATTAGTTAAGTCTTTTGTTTTCTGCTGGCCAGCTATAAATGTATGAGCCAGCAAAGTCTTTAACTAAACAAAAGATTTGATCTTTGTATTCATAGACTTTAATGTCTGCTTCATAACCTTCGAGGATTCTATCGAATTTCATTTCATAGTCTCCTCTTCTCTCCCCGTACATATTGACCATGCCAGCAACAGCATTTAGTTCTCGTTGCTCGTTTGGTCCTTGTCCACCTAAGTTAGCAAGTACATTCATGTCTTCTATTGGTGTTGCAGTAATAGATGAGAATACTTTTTTGCCCATCATACGAACACCATCTTGCATATATCCTGGTAAGTTTTGCACTGAATGAAATCTAGCAGTAAGATTACCTTGGGCTCTTAAATCATTTCTTATTTCTTGAGGTAATGTATTTGGTTCTGATTCTTCATAACCTACACCTTCTTCCTCTTCTTCATCATCAACAGGAATAAGGTCTGTCATTTCATCATCAGTGTATTGTTGTATTAAATCTTGGTTTTGAGCAAGTTGAGCCATGCGATTGCCCATGCCTTGAATATTGCCTGGATTGACATTAGCTAATGCATTAGCTGTATCATCTGCTGATACCGCATCTCTGGATTTAATATCCATTGGTGGAATATTTCTTTTCTTAACCAGGTCATCTGCTTCCGTAACGAATTCTGTAAAACGCATAGTTGACTAACCTTTATATTTATTAAGTGGTGATCTGCCTGTCTCTCCACTGTATTCAGTGAACCCGCTTAAACGTAATATATCATTTAATGCTGATTCAGACATATTATCTGGTTTGTGATCTTTTCTGTCTGAGCCATGACCGTGATCTTGTTCAGACCCTTTAACAAATTCATGTTCTCCACCGTCTTCGTCAGTAGCATATAAAGTTCCGTCGTCTAAACTTAGTTGATGCCATCTACCATCGATAGTGACTGTATCACCGTGACGATAATCATCACCGTCTGCACTTTCTGCTCCAACTAAGTCGCCTACTTTAGCAGGTCTTCCTTTAGTTGGTCCTGTGTTTCTCCACTGTCCGTCTTTACCACATGGATACTTACCGGCAAATGTTTGACCACCACATTCAATTTCTTTTAATGTTAGGCGTCTACATCGTTTAAGGTATGATTCGTAATTACTTTTTTGTTCTTCGGCTGAACGTTCCATTGCATGACCTGTTTCACTTTCGGTCTCTGATCTCCAATCTGCAAAACTTAAAGGACTACCATCGCTATATACAGTACATCCGCTTAACATTTTTGTTTCTGCTTCTTCTAAATTATCTGGTTCGTTTTGAGTCATGTAGATTGCTTTCTTAACACCTGGATGCTCAGATAGTCCTGGCATAATGCCTTCAATTGCTTTGATTGCTCCTGCCATATTTCCACCTTTATATCGAGGATCATTTAAAATGCCATATGCCATTTTGATTTCTTTGTCTATACCTTTTGCTGAGAAATCTGTTTTATCAATGAGTTCTTCATCAGAAAAGCGTGGATTTCTAGGGCCTCGATGCTCATCAATTGAATCGTCATCTGGATTAAATGGATGAGGTTTAGTTCTTTTGCCTGTCTTTGGATCATGGTTCTTACCTGATTCTTCATCTGCTAAATCATCATCTTCGCTGTTACCGAAAGCAAGACGATTAATTGATTTTAATTCTTTATCTTCATCAACTTTCTTATCTTTGCGTTTAGGAGTAATTACTTGTCCGTCATCACATTGAGTACACCCAGCGCCTTTACAGCTAGGACATATTTGAGGATTGCCCCCTTCTGGTTTAGTGTGACCGTGTGCTGGATCGTATGTCTTTTTGTCTCTTTCTGTACTATGATTACTATTAGTAGTTGGCTTTTCTGCTTCTTCTAAAGGGTCACTATAGTCATGGTCGATAATTTTTAAATCAGCAACACCCGGGAAGTAACTCCCACCGTCATCAGTGTAGATTCTTCCTGTTGAACCGTACTTATGAGGTGCTTGATATCCAGTGATAACTATTTTATCTCCTCTGAAGTCTACTGTCTCGTAAGGCAATCTAACTTCTTGTCCGTCTTTAGTTACAAGTCTGCCTTTCCTAGGTCTTGATGGCTTATCATCATCAAAATCACTACGCATAAATTCATCAGTTCTTTCTTCACTAAATAATGTGGGTATGATTCCTGATAATGCTCTACCAATAGTAACTTTGTCTGAATCGGTTGATAATTGATCAGGGCGCATGTCATATTTATTTAATTCTGCCGCTTCTTTCTCTGCGGCATCTTTTGCTGACTTTGCATCAACACCACTGCTATTATTTGATCGTAAGAACGCAGTTAATATTTTAGATTCCTTACCCAATGCTTTACGTCGGGTAGCATTTTCTTCTTTGCCGACCTCGTCACGGAGTAATTTCACTCTTGTTTTTACTGCTAACTCAATTGCTTTCTGATCTCCACGAGCATCTTTACTAGTTCGCTCTAACCATCTTTGAACATTTACAGCGACCTCTGAATCTGTTATTTCGTTTATTATAACTTTTTGTAGATATGATTCATTTAATTCAGCCATTCTTTCTTTATCATCATCATCTGCATGAGCATCGATGATATCATTATATTGCTTTGCGTGTGCCGGATGCTTTTTAGCAAATTCTTTTTCTGACATTTCTAATGCATCATTTACTAAACGTTTAAATGCACCTTCTTTAAGATTTTCTTTACCACAGTCACAGTCTTTGCAGTCTGGTCCGCATGTGCATTTAGACTTAGGTCCGCATCCACATCCACACCCTGCATCTTCTTTGACCTTAGACTTGCCCCAGTTGACTGGTTCTGGCTTCCATGCTTGGACGCCTTTGCCGTTACACTTTTGACATTTACTAGGACCGTCTTCGGAATGATAATCTATCTTTCCTCTACCGTTGCATATTTCGCACTTATCACCTTCTGCTTCTGTAATCTCTGTTATACCTCTAGCCCATTGATCTAACTCATTGACTTCTTCAATCTCATTGATGATGCCACTGTTTAATCTGTTAAGAATAGGTAAAACACTTTCGATTCTTGGATCGATTGTTTCTTGTGCAAACATTTCAGCAATGCTTGATGAATCACTATCGTCTTCCATTAATGGAGGAGTCCAAGACTCAAAGTAGTGATTGTAACCTCTATGACTTTGCATTTTCTGCAAAGATTCTTTTAATGCTTTATGATGATTAATGCCTTCTGCTATAAGTTGTGCAACTGATTCATTAAATTCACCTCTACGAGTAGCGTTGACAAAGCCTGCCATCTTAGTGTATTCTTCTACTAATGAAGTAATATGTTTACCACGATCATCGTAAGGAGTGCCGCCTTCTGCTACATGTCTACCGTAGACTCGTGCAAGGCCGGGCTTCTTAGTAGGAACAGCGAATCTTTCGCCGCCTTGGTTCTCTACAAAAATCTTGTGTACGTTTCTCCAACGTTGCTCACCTTCACCGATCTGTCTGTCATGTTGAATAACAACTTTTACGTTAGGTACAGTGTCGCTGTATGATGTCTTTTGATTAACAGCATGATAACCTTCTGTCATTTTCTCTTTCATTTTATAATAATCCCGTTGACGCATATCATCACCTAAACGATCACTGTCATGTAATCCGAAGTTTAGTTGCTTAGATAATGCCCATTGCTTTAAGTGTTTTAATAGACCTGTCCATGAATCGTCCCACTCGACTCCTTTAGTTTTACCAGGAGGACTTCCTGCCTGATTATCATCATAGTATATATTTAACGAGGCTGTTTTATCGATAGTGGCCCATGCTTTACCATAGTTTTCACCATCTTTAATGAACTGAAACTCAAAAACATCTGCTGTCTCTGGGTTAGTTCTTTCGTTCTTGGAGTCTTTCGGAGAGGGCTTGTACCCGCGGGTTTTAAAAATCTCATAAAGACGTTTATTAAATGATTCCTGATCTATTGACATAGTATTATTTATCTCTTTTAGTTAATCACAGCAAAGAACGGCAAGGGTGCAACCATTTCATCATGGTCACGCATATGCTCAGTTAGGTCGCCGTGAAAGTCTGTAATGTCTTGTAAAATTCTAATGACAAGTAATGATGCCATAATTAAATCATCATTGTCTCCTATCTTAGCGGCATAACTGCCACCTGAAGCAACAAATGTTTTTAATTCACTGATCAGGGCCCTGCTATGTATTGTCATTTTTTTACTTTCAAGCAATGTTTTAAACTTAGCACAGGCCGCAAGTTTGCCTTTTTGTGTAGTTGTATATCCTCTACGTTTTTTACCTCTTTCACTCATAAGAATACCTGGAATATTTGCTTCACCGTACTCTTTAAGAGATATAAGAGATGCTTCTCCGATAGAATTGTTTTCTATTGAGTAGTAAATATTATTAGGTTGTCCAGTCTTCTCTGCTATGTAAGAAGTAATTTGTGAGAGAGTTTTAATCTGTGTAGGGATATCTGTTTTATTGTCTTTCCATTCACCAATCTGAGTTGTAGTGTTTGCTTCATAGATTTCTATTGCACAAGGATCGCCACCAGTACCTAATGATGGATCTAATCCTACTACGTATATCATATCTTTCTTGGGTTGTTGAAACCAACGTACTTGTCCCATACGATTGATAGGCTCAACTCCTTCCATCATAATTAGAGTGTTCGGATTGATAAGTGTTTCATCAGCGATTAAGAATTCACAACCAATCTCACGTGCAAATCTGTCATCACCTAACTGGGCTTTAATTTCTTCTGCCCACTTATCATCTCTTCCGGGTTGTTCGTGCCAGTATGATCTAAATGACTTAAAGCCATTGACCCCTAGTTCAGTCTCTTCACCTTGAGCATTAAGACATTTGTTTGCTTGTTTCCAAATCAATGCAAACTGATCTTCATCAGAGTTCGGAGTAGATGTGATGATTGCTTTACCACCAGTTGCTAGTGTTGGTGTGATAGAAGTCCAGAACTGCTCCGCAATCGTAGGTCTTACGAATGCAAACTCATCTAAGTATAGAAGTGTAATAGACATACCACGACCCGTGTTCTCTGTAGTCGTTGCTGAGACAATACGAGAACCGTTCTCAAAGTCTAGTGAGCCTTTGTTGTATGTAGTCACACCAGCTTTAATATGCATAGGACATGCTTCATATGCGTATCTAATACGTTGCATAATCTCTTGTGAGCCTGTGTACTTGTGAGCCGCAATAAGAATTGTAGCATCCGGCTTAAACATTGCATACCACAGCAAGTATCCTGCGGCTGATGTAGACTTACCTGACTGTCTGGGCATTAACGCAATAGAATAACGATAGTTATGATATGTGTTGATTAAACGTTCTTGGTATTCGTAAGGGTGATATTGAATTGACCCCTGTGTTGGATGCTGAATAAAAAAGAAGTTATCCATGAAGTACAAATAACCATTATCAGGATCACAACACTTGACAAAATCATCAATTTGTTTTTGATCTTTGAAGTGAGTCTTTGTATACGGCGTTTTTACTAATTCGCCGGCGCCACTTTGATTAGAATTGCTCATATTAGTATTTAGTGTACCTTGGAATCAATTTTCAAAAAAGAATTTACTTTCACCGAACGCAGGCTTAAGATAATCTAACCAACAAGCATCTTCATTGTACTCTGCAAAGAATGTTTGATATGAATACTCTGGGTTTCTGCATTGCAACATACGCAATATAAAGACTTTTTCTCCTTTAATCTCAGTTATGCCTTGTATCTCTACTTTGCCCGGGGTACAACTCATAGAGGGGCCTCTGACCGTCCTAGAGAGCCCTGAGACTTGTTTTATAGCATCATTGTATATCTCATAAGCCTTATATAAAGGTAATTCAAAGTATTTTTTTGCACCTGTATCTCTTTCAATAAACATGTAGTAAGGTACAATCCCTAAACGCACTTGTTCTGTCCACATCTTGGCCCAGACATTAGGATCATCATTGATATGTTTTACTAAAGGAGACTGACTTCGTAATACTGCACCTGTTTCACGTAATCTACGTATTGCTTCTTTTGCAATTGGTGTTTGTATCTCTTGCCAGTGATTGATGTGAGTCATTATTGCTACATGTTTTCCTCTGCGTACCAACCTAGTTAGTAATTCTAGTAAAGCATATGAATCTTTATCTGTAAGGAAACGTTGCGGCCAGAATGATAATACTTTTGTACCTATGCGTATATTCTGTATGTGATCGAACTCTGGTTCTAGTAATGGTAGAAGATATTCTGCAAGATGATGTGATCTCATAATCATTGGATCACCGCCCGTTACTAATAAATCAGTAACTTCTTTATGTTCTTTAAGATAGTTTAAAAGATGTGTAGATTCACTACTAGAAAACTTTAAGTCATTGTCTCCAATGAACTGTGCCCAACGAAAACAAAATGTACAGTAACTATGACATGTCTGTCCTCTTGCAGGAAAAAACAATACTGTTTCTCTATACTTGTGTTGCATACCTTCTAGTGGTTCGTTGTCTAATGTAGGTATGTTGAGTGTTTGTTGTCCAGCTGGATGTGGGTTTAAACTTTGTCTAATTCGATTAACTATATGTTTTGTCTCTTTATGGGCGACAATGTGTTCACGTAATTCATTGTAATCTTTCTCATCTAACATACCTGGCTGAGGAAATGTTAATTGAAACACAGGATCATTGGGTACATTATCCCAGTCGATTAATTCATCGATTACATATTGATTAACTTTGAATGGTAATACTTGTGCTACTACTTTAATTGCTAATTGCTGGTCTTCTGTTAGCAGGTGAATCTGTGGAATCGTGTGGAAATTATTTGCGCCATACACCTTAAACATTAGTGAGACTTTTTATAATCTTGGTAATCTAAGAAGAATCCAATAGCAACAAGAACGTTCATGCCCAATGATGCTATGAGTATGTGAACATCATCATAAACATTTGATGTGAGACTAAGATGCAAGTGTCCAACTGCCCAGAATGGAATAGCCAATTGCTGACTAATCCATGATAGAGTATATTTTACAAAAATAAACTTACTTGATGTCAAGGCCTTGTGCCTTGGTTGCCATGATACAATAATAATGCTCTCTCACTGTTACAGAATCTCCTGCAGGATCTTCAGCATTTGGTTGTTGTAGATCAAACTCTAAATTGTTAAACGTGTCAACTTTGAATCCGGTACGCTGTAGCAATGCGGCTAGTTGATCATGTCCAAAAATACTATAATGATTTAAATTATATTCATGTTTACGATCAGACCCGGGTGCAGGTACTTCGATATAAATTTTAGAGCCTTGCTTAAGAATACGATTGTATTCCATTAAACTAAAGATAGGATAAGGTGAATGTTCTAATGCATGTCGTAAGAAAATAAAGTCTACACTTTCATCATGGTAACCATCTTTTTGTGGTAAGAATGACAAATCATATCCCGCTGTCTTGTGTCCTTTGCTTTTACAAAGTTCAATGTCTCCAGGACTTAAAGTAACGCCTAAGACATCTGTATATTCTCTCTTTGCCATTTCATCTAAGAAATAACCTGGGCCACATCCTAAGTCTAAGATTTTAGCATCTTTAGGTAGTTCTAATGGATCTATGTATGTTTCTACTACTTGTTTAGTTAAGTCTTTATGAAATGGGCTGTCCCCTTCATCATAAATGTGTGCAGTATATAACCATTCGTTATAAAACTTTAATTTGATAAGGTCAAGTGTGTTGTTAATATCATACGGAATATCCATTCATAGCTCCTAGTGTGAAATGTATGATATTATTTAGTGAGGATAAGAGAGTGCTAGAATTTTTTATATCCAGGTATTTGTGAGTAGATTTTCTACGTTTTGAATTTCTACAGCAGATAAAGTATCACCTATGAATATATACACTGCTCCCACTCCTTGCTCTGAGAAATTAGTGCCATCGCTGTCGCAACCAACATAGATAGAGTTAGTGGATGCACTTGTAGTTGTTGGGACAGTACCAATAAACGTCAATGTTTGATCAACACTGTTTAGTCGTAACTTTAATCTGTTAGCATTGCCTGTTTGAGTACCATCAAAGATAATTGTTGCAACTGTCCAAGTGTCTGCGGCTAATGGAGTATAAACTGTTCCGCTGATGGCGCCACCCATTGTTGCTGAGACTTTAGCCGGGTCGCTGAATATACCTACTTCCTGGTCTTCTCCGTTAATAACGAATCCAGTTGATCCGTATACTTTGAATGCGATAAACATTGTTACTTTATCTTGTGATGCCAAATCTGCAATAGGATTGATTGTCTGACAGTCAGTTCCGTCATAGTAAACATATCCTGGAGTTGAATTCGGTGCATCTGTGTTTTCCCATTTAGGTTTGTTACCACCAGTAGCGTTTAGATTATGAGAGAAGTCTGATTGATCAGTCCATTGTGTAATCTGAGAGCCGTCATTCGTTCCTGGAATAAGTGTAGTAGTTTCAGTTGCTTCAAACTGACCTTCAAGTTTCAGTAAAGTCTCAGAACCAACAGCATCATCGATGCCTGAAGGAGTAGGATTGGCACTTGTTGCTATCCATGGACGACCTAAGAGTAAGCCATTAAGATTTGGATTAACAACAACTGTGTTGCCGTTATATTGTGTAGGCAATGAAGTAATATCGTAAGTGTTTCGTGTTCTATAGAAAGGCTCTGTTGTTAAAGCAGTAGGTCCGCCTTGTCTTTTAAGTTGTGCTGTATTTAACCGCTCTACTTGATTGAATTGTCTATCAAGTGACATTCCGGCCCAAAATGCTTGTGCTGGTTTGATGATAAAGATATCTGTTGCTGGGATAGTTGTTTGTGTTCCGTTATCAAATGTTTCACTAACGATAGCACCTGCGGCATAAGAATTAGCACCAGTTGCGCCTACAAAGTCTATTGATAAGAGTGTATCTGCGCCATCTGTTGCTGTGTCAATACTTGTATCTCTAACAAGTGCCATGTTTTCATAGTACTGAGAAGCAAGGCCTTCTGCGGTAATCGCATCTGTTAGCACATCGTTGAGACTATCACCATCATCTTGGACAAGAATAGTAATCAACCCAGTTAAGCCTTTGACTGGAACATTAATGGCTGCCATTATCTTGGATATCCTTTGAAGCCTTCGACAGGACTTTTTGAATTAGTAGATGGAAGTTCAGTTGATCGTAGATCACCGTCATTTAAGTCTTCCCATTCAGAGCCTACTGCTTTGTATGCGGCTTTTAACATGTTTGCTTCTATTTCTGTGTAAGGGAATGCCAAGTTGCTTGTACCAGACCAACTTTCTGAATCTAAGTCTATATTTTCACCTGATTCACCGTTTGCTTGTGCTAGTGCCATCATTACACGATTGAGTTCATAGACTCTATCTCTACCGTCTACGTCTTGGAACTTGTGTGCGCCACGAGTGGCATAACGTTGACGTTTAGACATTTTGCCTGGTGCATTGTCTTCAGTGATGAATTCAGTCGCTCTCATTATGGAGTGTCTTCTGTCGTTATTGTGTCGCTGGTTTCAGTGTCTAATACAGAATCTACATATCCGTCTAGTGCAATTTGTTGTCCTGGTGTGTCAGCTCCTTGGAACATCACTGAAGAATTAATAAAATGAAAGAGTGCTGTAGATCCATCAACGTTTGCTGTATCAGGGTCAACTGTAATTCTAACATTACCAGAAGTGACATCCATGTCATAACCGCTTCCTCGTATTAAAACGTTACCCCATTGTGTAGATGAGTATGCTGAAAACTTAATGTTTGATGAGTTAGCACTTATTTGAGCATCTATTCTAACATCTTGTTGATCTATTGTGCCCGGGTCATTTGATTTGATAAAGAATGAACCCAATGTGAATGCGTTTGCAGGGTATTCCCAAATAACTTGGCCTGCTGTGTTACCATTCGTATATGTATTCGATGATATAACAGCAGTTGAAAATGAATTAGCAAAGTTGTTGTTTATCTTACCAAAGGCAACTCTTAACGGGTCACCAGAACCATCGTTTGGTGTTGCACCGATTAATATTGTTTCGTAATTTACAGCCATATGATTATCTCAGTCTTATATTGTATTTATGCGATTGGGTAAGTTAATAATGTTATTCTTTTGGGGGAGTGGCTTTCATATTTTCTCTGGCCAATCCATTCATCTTCTCAA